GGTAAATGACCGTTTCTCTGATAAAATCCTTCATGTCACACCCACCTGCAGAGAAGCTCCGCGTTTCTCAGCACAGCCAGCGCTTCCGGTGCAATCGCTCTGCCGCTGACGGTCACGCCGCCGGTACATTCCCCGTAGGTGATGCTCACATCCCCCACGGAACGGCTTTTCACCGCCATGCCGCCGTCGGATTCCTCAAATTTCAGCTGAATCTCCGCTGCCTGAGCCATGGCACGCTTCTGTTCCGCCGTCATCCCGCTCTCCCCCCTGGGATAGATGAGGGAGAGCAGTGCGGCGTGAACGGTATGAATGTCGCTCATATCGTTCCTCCCGCCCTATCAGGTGAGATAACGGACCGCCAGTTCGGGATAGATGGTCTCGAAGGCGTAAAGAACATCCATGGAGAGCATCTCACGCTTGTACTGCATATCGTAGCCGCGCACCACACGGAGAGAAATGCCGTTGTAGGTGGTGACGTAGGATTCCACGCCTGCGGGAGTCTGGAGAGGTCTGGTGATGAACGCAAACGCATCGGGATGGAATACCAGGTTCGCATCATGTGCGCCGATGACTTCCACGGAATCGGAGGTGGATACGGTCACGGCGGGAGCAACCTTCACGGCAGTTCCGGCGGATGCGGACAGTGCGGTGTCCTCCCTGACGGTGACGGTCGCAGAGCCGATCTTCAGGAGGTCACCGTGCTTGAGATTTCCCGCCGCGGATGCCCTGAGCATAATTTCGGTGACGTTTTCCCCGTTAGCGGCAACGGTGAGAGTGCCGGTGAAGGAAGGCTCATGCTTGCATACCGCCTGAGACATATAGTTTTCGATGCCGAACACCTTGCCGATGGAGCCGGTACGGAGCGCCGCAGAGGATCCGGACTTTTCCGCGTTGACCAGTGCGGGAATCTGCTTCAGGGATGCGGTAGCCTTGGGGGACCACACCGCGCATCTTCTGCCTGCGGGAACGCGGTTTTCGTCAAGGATGCAGGAGGCATTGGCGAGGGTATCCAGACCGGTGGGAAGTGCACCCGCAGTACCCGCCATATAGGGAATATCGCGGTACAGCTCCAGACCCTCCGCGTTGATCTTCTCGGCCAGAGCCGCAGCCGCCGGTTCAATGAACAGCTTCACGATGGAGTCGAAATCGCAGGCCGCCTCGATGGCATCCACCTGCATATCCACGGTCGCCAGATGATCCAGCTTGATGTCCACGGTGTTCTTCTGCATATTCTGGGGAGTCACGCCGCTGGACTTGTCAAATTCCTCCGCCTGCAGGAAGACGGGGCATCTGACGGACACGGTGTCGCCCTGCTTGGAGGCAGCACTGCCGTCAATGTTCTCCTTGTACACAAGATTGGGAAATACCAGATTGTCGATCAGTCTGGGCAGAGTCTCCCTCGCGATCTGCTTTACGGAAATATCAAACTTTGCCATTGTTACAGTTCCTTTCTGTCAGTTAATTTTGATGTGTTTTTCAGTAAACGAATTTTCAGCTTTCCCCGCGACCGGGGCTCACTTCATCTTACGCACGGTGCGGTAGTACTCCCTGTCATCCATGCTGTCGGTATCGGGGACATCCCTGCCGTGCGGGGCACCCCATTTCACGGGAAGGGGATCCGCCTGAGGCGCCGCCGCTTCAAACAGATACGGATCGGATTCCCTCAGCGCCGTGATCTGCTCCGCGATGCCGTGAACACCGTCCTCGTCCACGGTGATTTTCTCCGGATCCAGAACCTTTTCCATCAGAGCGCGGTTCTTCACACCCGCCCTGTCCAGTTCACGCTCCAGAGCGAAATTCTTCTTCATGGCAGTGATTTTGCCGTCGTACTCGGCGCGGACGGAACCGAGATCGCCCATTTCCACACCGGCTTCGGTGCATCTGATCATCAGTTCCTCAAAGCTCAGCCTGCCCTCGCCGAACAATTCCTTCAGATCCATGCTGTCACCTCCTTTCCGTGATTACAGAATCCACTTGGCGCGGAATTCCTCCGCGGTCATCACGCCCGCCTGCACTTCGGAAAGATCCCTTGCACGTTCGCTGTCGGAATCCGCGAAGTAGGCGTCGTCAAACACCAGACGGATCGGGGCATCCCTGTCCGCGGGAATGTGATACAGATTCGCACCCATCCACAGAAGTGCGCGGATCACGCGGCGAACAAACCGCTCCACATTCTTCTGATGCTTCACCGCATTCTGGCGCATATCCTGTCTTTCACCCATGTACTGGGTCGCGGTCAGCTTGGCACGTCCGTCAGACGCTGAGAAAGCGTAGTGATGGCATCCCAGACCGCACCGGAAGGACAGATAATTCAGCTGAGCCTGTACGGCTTCGGCGTTTTCCACGGTCCGCAGATCGGGATTGTGCTCCGTGATCATGGGATTGTCGCTGAAATCCCCGTCACCCAGAGTCACAAACAGCTGCTGTGCCACATCGTCCGGCGTGAACACATTGCCGTGCTCATCCCGGCTCACCAGGGACTGGCTGATGAACACCTTCTTCCCGCCCAGCTTCAGGTCGCGGCAGAAATTGTTGAAAGCAAGATCCACGCCCTTGAGACAGTCCTCGGCATCGTGGAAGACCGATACCCCCATGCCGCATCCCGGATCCACCGGATTGATGATATTGGGAGTCAGAACGGCGAACAGCGGGATGGGAGAACCGGTGCGGATCACCTCATCGCAGCGGCCCATGGCCTTCTTCACCAGCCTGCCGTTTTCACGGGAGAAAAACTCGTTGCGAATCACATAGCCGTCCTCCTCCAGACGGTGGGTTTCCATATAGACATACGGCTCACCCCGGTATACACCCTCGGAGACAAAGGCCGCTTCGGTGATCTCCCCGTTCTTCACGCTGAGTGGGATGATGTGCCCGGCATCCACCCATTCCATCTCCACTCCGGAGCCGACGGGAGCAAGTGCCCCTTTTTCATCGGTCTTTCCCCGGATTCTCAGAATCACAGCACCGGTGCCCACCGCGAAGGCTCGTTCTATGAGCTGATTGGCACGGGTAAAGAAATCGTTTTCCTCAAATACCCCGCGCACGAAGGCATCCCCCGCCTCATCCTCCACGAGAAAGCCGCAGCGGTCGTTGAGAAGCAGCGCCGCCCAGTCCTCGCAGATTTTCTTCGCCATGTTCATCCGGTAGAGGGATCGCTTCACGGCACCTCCCGCCGGGGTATGCTCATAATAATCGTGGAAGGACCGGCAATGCCCCCGCCACCACGAATCCCACCGGGCAATCTCGGAATACATGGGACTTACTCCCGCGCCCAGCAGTTCAAAAATTTCCTGTTCCATTGTACCTCCTGAAATATTACAGCCAAACTGATCAATCCTGCATCCCGCACTCATCGGAGCGCCCCCATGTACCGCTCAATGGAGTACTCGAAGGCGTCGAGGATGTCGATGTCCGTTGAGAAGTTGTCCAGACGCTTGTCACCGTCGGCTTTTTCATCCCAGACCGCCGAGGCAAGTCCCGCTTTCAGAAGAACACAGTCCTTCGTCAGCCGGAACCGCCCCGAGGTCATCAGCGTGTTCACAAATGCAATACGATCCGCGATGGGACGCTTGGCACAGTCCATGACCCTCACTGTTCTGTCTTTTTCCTGCAGGTATCGCCGCAGTCCGTTGATCAGATATTGTGCCTCGCTGTCCGCGAATACGTATTTCACCCGCACGCCGGGATATCGCTGCCGCAGATTGTCCAGAAAACGCCCGAACTCCCCGTTGATCCGGGAAGAGTCGACCTCGCCCTTTCCGCCGGCAACAGCGTGCTCTCCCACAACGGCAATTCCGCGGGATCCGAGAAACGCCGTCGCCGCAAAGGTGGTGCGGGATCGGTTGCCCCCGAAGTCCACGCCGATGTTGATGAAGTCAATGGCTGAAGCTTTTACCTCATCCGCAGTGAACTTTGCCGGATCGTCTGCGAAGGTGCGGTAAATCAGCCCCTCCGCTGCGCACCGCTGTCCCAGAATGTCCCGCCGGTACCACACCGTTGACGGATCGTACTGTGCCGTGATCTCGCGGATTCTCTCCTCCGAGATCACCGGGTTGTCGAAAATCGTGAAGTGTGCGTAGTTGTAGTACCCCGGATTTTCTTCCGCCGCCGCATCGTACCGGTCCAGATACTCCGTGTAAATGAAGGACGATGGGGATGATGGGTTCAGATCCCAGAAAATCCGCCTGTCCTTTGCCGCCAGCTGACGGTTGAAAGCCTCCTTGATAATGGAGTCCGCATGAAGATTGATCTCCGTGGCGATCCACATTCCGTATGAGTTGCCGCGGATCTTCTTGTAGCTGTCCGCGTTCTTTCCTCCGGCAAAAATCACAATCCTCTCGCCTGCCTTCGTCTGCACCGCGAGGGCCTCGTTGTCCCGGTACCTCGTCCAGCGGCATCGGCCCCGGAAAATGTGCTCAAGCCCAAGCCCGTTGCACTCGCCGATGTTCATTTTGGCATTCCCCAGCGTGGAGCCCGTGGCGAGATGGAACCGGTCGGGAGCGTTTTCCAGAAGCGCCGCGAACACAAATACATTGTCCACGGTCTTCCCCGCTCTCACCGCCCCTTCCGCTACATTGATCACCGAGGTGTACGCCCGCCTCATGTACGCCCGATGACGCTCCCCGAAGATGAAATTCATTCCCCCTCTCCGGTGCCGAAGATTTCCTCACGGATCGCGGTCAGACTCAGGGGCGGCCCCAGGGGACTCTCGGAAGCGGCTCCGCGGTTCTTGCCGCAGATTTCAAAATACAGCTTCATCGCCTGAACGCTCCCGTCCCCGATTTCACTGAGCAGGGATGCCCACACATAGGGTGCTCTTGCTTCGGAGACACCCCGTGCCAGCGTCATCACATATTCCGTGAACCGCCCGTCCCGGATCCATCCGATGAATTCCTCGTCGGTGACGGCGTATTCCGCCAGAATTTCGTCCAGGGATTTCCCTGACCGCACCATGGCGTATGCCACATCACACCGGCGCTTGTCCGTTTCCCGTTCTGCGGGATTTCTGTTTTCCGTATTCACCGGTAACCTCCTTTCTGTTTGCTGTGCCAATAGTATAGCACGCAGAACATTTGTTTGTCGTCCCGCATTTTTCCAACGATTTTCCAATGCCCCGTTCACAAATCGTTCGACCGTTTTTCGCGGGATTCCATCGTATACAGGGAGCGTTTCCCCCACGGAAACAAAAAAATTCCCGACTCAGGGGAGAGCAAACCCCATTTGTCAGGAATTGGTATTCCGGATTTCTCCGATCATTTTACAATTTATTCATAACTCAGGAAAACTAAAAAACAGACAGAAAAAGCCCGCCTTGCATCAAGCTGACTGCCGGATGCGCAGGCGGGCGGAGGAAGGACACAATTAACCAAATACAGGCATATTATACACCGTATTCAGTACCTTGTCAATACCTTTCACACAATATATTGAATTTACTGGGGAATAACCGTGATTTTCATCGTGGTACGCTGCTTGTCCAGTCCGTGCATCGCGGTCATGTAGTCCATTTCCACGTGTCCGCCGTTCTCAAAGGTCATGCCGCCCTCGAAGAATCGGGTGTAGACCGTCATCTGGATAGGGAACGGCAGAACAATTCCGGCGGGAGAATAGTAGGATACATGGCGCACGCCCTTTTCGCAGACAATCGTGTTCACCAGTCCCCCGTTGCGCATGATGACAACGGATTCGGGATGGGCGGAATCGAACCGCAGCGTGGTCTTGGTCTGATCCATGGTGGGATTCTCTTCGTAGGTGATTTCCAGAATCTCACTGTCTCCCTCCACGGTGCGGGTCATGACCGCCTCGCTTTTGAGGACGTAGAATTCGTCGTCTTCCTCACCGGCGCTGTCTTCCATGTTGAAAATCACTTCCATGAGCTTGTCAAACCGTGCCTGCAGCTCACCTGTCAGCTTCTTCGGATAATGCACCGCAGCTTCGTCAGCTGCATCCTCCTCAAAGTCGTCGAAATCGTCGTCGTAGTATTCGTCATCCTCCCATTCGTCCAGAAATTCCTCCGTATCGGACTCCCACTTCACGTCGCCGAAGGCATTGACAACCTCCGCGCGGGTCAGATCGGGATTCTCGATACAGTGTCTGGATTTCAGGGTAAGAAGTACCTTTTTCTGTTCCATATGATTTATCCTTTTGTTGATGATTGTTGATTCAGCCCCAGCGCGCTCCGTCTTGCCTCAATGTTCTCCCGAACTCTGGGAAATACCGCGATGCAGGCAGGAACCAGAAGCACGCACGCTCCGATCCACGCCGCGGGATTGGCCCAGCAGATGGCGGAGAATCCGTACCACTGTGCAAAGGTCAGCGCCACAAGTCCCCGGGCCACCATTTCAAACAGCCCGGCAAACATGGCAACCACACCGTGCTCCAGTCCCTGCAGGGAGAAGCGGCACACCGTCAGCACACCGAGAGGAATATAGAGAATGCAGTTTTTGCGGAGGAATTCCCGGATGTATGTGAGAATTTCCGCCAGTCTCGGCTCGTCCGAATCCAGAAAAATCAGGGAAATGAACTGTCCGCCGAAGAACATGACCACGCCCATGACAACGCTGTACACCATGGCGATCCGCATCCCGGTCCAAAAACCGGCTTTCACGCGTCCGTAATCCATGGCACCGTTGTTCTGACCGCACCACGTGGAAACGGTCACGCCCAGCGTGGAAAAGGGCAGATGCACAAAGGACTGCACTTTGTTGGCAGCAGTCACCGCCGCAACCACCGTGGAGCCCAGTCCGTTCACTGCCGTCTGGATCAGCACCGACCCGATGGCGGTAATGGAATACTGCAGTGCCATGGGAAGTCCGGACAGCACAAGCCGCCGCGCAATGGACCGGTTGAATCTGCGGTCCGCACCGTGGGCACGGAGTCA